GATGTTGTTTAAACTGGCCTGGAGTAGCAAATAAAATATGTTCGATATGCTGTTGATCAGAAGGACCTACGCCAAAGTCACCGTTTTTTATAACGAGATCATCTGCAAATAATATATCGACTGCTTCAGCCATCTAATGAGTTACTTTGGTGTCTTCTAAAAATGGTACTGTTGTGACTTGTCCCAATGCTACTGCGGGTGGCGCTGGTGGTGAAATAACCCCCGGTATCAATAACGGGTCTGTAGCGGTTGTAATGTGAATATGTGCATTAAACGTCACTATCAAGGCTTCAAGGGTTGTTTCAATCTTTTGAATATTAGTTACTAAATCATTGATCTTAATAAGTCCCCCCAATGCACCCCCGTTAAATTGGGTCAGGTTGGTATCTATCAGGATCTTCTCAAGTTCACTAGTTAAAGTTACGTAACCTTTTTTAGAATCAAAAAAAGAAACCACAATTGTAGAGTTAAGTTTTGGTATTAAAACGAAGCCAAGGGTTTCAGATACCACACTTTGAAGCCTTATATTTGTCCTTTTGGCCATTTCATTGAATGGTTCAAGGTCGCAAGTTCTTTTAGCTTCATCAATATTGGTTGCCTTACCTTTAATGGCATAGTAATTTTGTTTATTAACTACATTGTCAACTAATTGTTCAAAAACATCGCTTAATTCTTCTTCTGGTTCAGCCATCCTATGCGGTTATTTTATTACGTAATTGAATAGTTTGCCTTCCCCCGTTAATCCCAAAGCCGGTTTCAACGGATTTAATCAAAAAAGTACCTTCATTATCGCGGTTCTTAAAATCAATGATCTTTATTTTATCGGATACAACAACGGATGGCTCAAGGAATGTAACTATACTTCCTTTTATCCCTTCCCATATGTACTTATCAATGTTATCATTTATGATCTTCTTTATCTGGGCCTCGGTTAGATCCGGTACAGTCCATGAATGGGTAACACCGGCAAATTTAGCAGTATTATTAATAACGGTTTGCCCATCTACCTTGGTACCAAAAAACAGTAATACCGAATTATCATCCTGCTTGGATTCAAACCTCACCATCTGATCAGTATCATCATCCCTTTGAAACTCCATAGTATCTGAAATTACATTGAATTGCATTCCCATATCATGAACCGGGCGGTTTAAAGACAGGATAGATTTAAGTACCCTGACCTGTAAAGTTCCATTTTCAAAGTAAATATTATACCCGAATTGCTTTTTAAGGACTTCAAATACAGTAACTGCATTAATGAAGCCCTTGTTTTCTACATGGAAATCTCCAATTTTAGCCGTTTCATCATCGAATTCAATTACTAATCCGGCTTGTGATGCTGTGGCATATTCAACCACTTCCTTAATAGTAGGGTTTGTAAAGAGCCTTGTCTTGAGGTTGACTTGCTTTAATAAAAACATTTGATCTTCACATTCCAGGATCATAGGACTATCAGCCCGGACCTTGGAAATAAACCCTTTGAACTTCTCAACCAAGATTGGGAAATAACCAATCTTAATAGAAACCGCATCCCCCCGTTTAAATAAATTGGTTGTCCCGGCAATGATATTTTTATTTACTATCTGTGTACGCCTGAATTTATTAGGCATCAATATCCTTGCTGTATCTGTAAATTTATCCCAATCCTGAAATATAGTAAGATCATGACAATAATCAAATTGAAAATTACCAATAGTTATATTACAGATAAGACGTTTCATTGAGGGACTTCAGTTAATAGAATTTCCCTGTCAGATAATAAATTGATCTGGAAAGGCTGAGTATCCACACTGGCTTCCCTTTGTGGTATAGAAGCATTAATTACCACACATTCGCTGATATCAAAGATATTGAGGAAGTCAGAAGTCAATGTAATAGGTGCCGGTACTTCCAAAATAGCCTTAAGCCTTGCGACATCTAATTCAGGGTAGAAATTCCCTATACTAACTACCTCTGCATCCTGGGCGCTGTTCTCTAAATCCCCTTGGTTTTCACCTATCAGGAGCCCGGTCAATGTAATAGCATAGTCTTCATCTGAAATATATTCTTTTACTGACCCGTTCCGACCTTGCAATTTTGTTACAATAACGTTTTTAGCAAAGTTGATCTCAATCAACAGGTTTTGAATTTTAAGACCTTCGTAAGAAATAGGTTCAGATTGGGTCAAATCCTCTTGTTCAAAGAAAGTCCCCCCTGAAATAACTAATTCATCATAAACCAAGGTACCTAGTAAACCGGTTCCTGATGCTGCATCAACCAATTGTGTTTCAAGATCCTGGTTTTTAGCAAGGGCAAACAATTCAGATTTAATAGTCTGGATGCCAAAGCCTGCAACAAACTGTTGTCGTGAGCCCCTTACCCCGGTACCTATGGTTATAAAGAATTGTTGTGCCATTTTTAGTAAATACTTAAAAAATATTTTGCAAAACCTCAATTTTTATTTCCTACCTGTTTACTTGTACATCTGCCAACATACCTAAAAACACCTCTGTTACTATATCTCTTACTTGCTGCATTCCTTCTGTGAAATTGGTTGGTTGTATATTAACACCACCTTCAACTAAACTTCCAATATTGATATTGAATATCTTAGGCGCTGCTGATGTTATCTTTGTTATTCCGGCCAACGCCCTTTGCGCTGATCCCTGATCAACCTTGGTTGTAAAGGTTTGTAATACATCCTTACCGAAGAAGGATTGTACTATCCTGTTAGACTTGGCCGCTTCCCGATTTGCCGTAATTAGGTTAGCAGCGGCAGAAGTCATATTATCAAATGTAATACCATAGTTGGTACCAAATTCATCCACCCTTTTTTGTGCATCTTTGCTAAATGTTACACCTACTGCGCCTTGGCCAAGATCAGAAACAGTTGCATCAAAGGACTGAAACCCTTCTATCATTTTACGAAAAGCATCAAAGGTAACATCCGCAAAAGCCCCTGCATCCTTGGAAATCAATTGGAATGCCATTCGTTCTTCCTGTAAACGTTTGGTTTCAATACCTGTTAATTCAGATGTCTTTTGCTTGATCCTGATCGAACGTATTAAGGCTGTATTTGCTCCATCCTGTGCTTTCTGGATATCTTCAACGGATGATTTTTCAGATAATAGATTAGGAAGATAAGATCCATACTGATCATTGATCATCCGTATTGCCTGAGCCCGTGTTTCTTTGCTTACATTTTCATTCTTGGCTATTTTGAATAAAGTATTTAGGGCTGCTTGTTCCTTAATTAAGGTTTTATTATATCGATCAGTTATTTTTTGAAGCTGACCGAGCATCTTAGCAGACTTTCCCGTTGTTTTATTCCATAACACAAATGCACTAATGGCCAAACCAACGACTCCTACAATAGCAAGAATTGGATTTGCTGCCATAATAGCAAACAAAGTGGTAAATCCTGTTATCAAAGCTGGAATAACTGTACCTATCAGTAAGCCAAAAATTACCATTAAGGGTCCAATTGCAGCAACCAAACCGGCAATAATCAGGATAATTTTCTTAGTACTTTTATCAAGGGCTATAAAACGCTCAATCCAACCTGACACAATCTTGAGTAACCTTTGAGCCAATGGCATTAATATCTGACCAATTTGTACAGATAAATCTTCAAGCCTTGCCCGTGTAATCCTTGATTGATTGGCAAAGCTTTGTATGGTTCTCGAAAAGTCACCTATTGAATTCTTACTTTGTTCTGTTGCTATTTTTAGGGCTGTTAATGCTTTTGCCTGCAATTTTGTAATGCCTTGGGTACGCATTAACTGCTCTACATTATCATTCCATTCTTCAGTATCTTGTCTTATTACAATACCTAAAGCCTTGGCGGATTCTGTTTCTCCTAGCAAAGCCTTGGTTAAAGCAATGGAAGCTGCTTCTGTACCCCCTTGGAAGTTAGTAAACGATGCAAGGTCAGCAGCAAGAATATTGACTTGTTTGGTTAGATCAAAAGCCGCTTGTTGCGTAAATCCAAAGCCTGTTAATAAGTCTCCTGTAGCGGATAAAACACCTTTAGAAGCTAATTCAGAAAGCCCGAAATTCTTGGCAAAATTAACTGCAAACTCATTAGCTTTCTCTCCAAGGGAAGAAAACACAACATCAAATTTAGATTGGGTTTCCTCAAAATCCGAAGCTGCTTTAACAGATACCCCCGATAAAGCCAGTATAGGAAGGGTTGCAAATAAGGTTAATCGTTTGCCTGTTTGCTCAACTTGTTTACCAAACTTTTTAAAAGACGAGGTTATCTTATCCATATTCTTGGAAAACCTGTCCCTTAGAGCTAAGGTATATTCGACATCTTTATTTATAGTAGCCATTTATTGAGACTAATTACTTTGCCATGATATTATGCGTTTTCCAAACTTAATTTAATAGGTAAAATCCCATTTTGAGACAACCATATTAATTCGGATTCCAATTTACATCTTTCATCTAGGCCCATTTCTTCTGGTTCTTTTTTATAATAAAATCGAATTAAAGCATTATAATGCCTCCATCCGATTTCATCCTTTTTCCCCTTATTTAAAAGAGAATATTCATCTAATTTTTTTTTTACACGGACCTGAACGGGGTTCATATATTCATCGGCTATCTGTAAAGCCAGATAAATATGCATATTTGCATCTTTTTTTATTCTCTGATCTACTTTTATACCACAAACATCAAGTATAGCATTCCCAAAACCAACCATATCAGGTTTACCGGATTGAGTTACCATTGCTGACATTGCAAAATTAAGTTGCTTAAAATCCGGCTCCTTAACAATACATTCATATTCCACCTGTGTTGTTTCCCATTGTTCAGGATCAAATTTTTCCGGTGCTGATTCTATTTTATCTATAGCTTTATAGATAATCAGATCTTCCATATTGCGGACAGGATCATCTTTTTGATAGGTTTCTTCCGGTGTATAATTTAAAACCGGTTTATCAAATTCAGGTTCTTTAGCTAAGCAAAAAAAGGAAGTTGTCTTTATTTTAACTTGAAGAGGTTTCGTTTTTGGATTTCTCATATGTAGATAAGTTATTGACTAGGTTTAGCCGTATTCGACATGACTGATAAAGAAATTCAAGGTCATGTTTAAATCTGTATCTCCTAATGTACCCCCACCACCATCATTTAAGAATTTAAGATTTTTAAGTGTATGAATGGCAACATTAGT